ATGATGTAGAATCTAGAGGGTTCTCATGACCAAATGGACCATAGATTGGATTACCGTCATAAGCGAATCCAATAATTGGAGAGTGAGTTTTTGTAGCAGGTTCAGTTCCTGCATTGTTGATGTTGTCACTAAGTGCAACTCGCAAAGCTTTAGGGTTAGCAGCATATCCATAACCATACTCTAATACATTATTATAGTTTGCAAAGATATATCCATACTCGGTATCGAGTTGATCTTCTAATTTCTTAAACCTATTATAGTTCCATTCTTTGAGTAGAGGAATACCAGATGCACCATTACCAACTGGAATGACATCAACGATAATACTATTTTGATTATAGAAGTTACCTTCTGAAATTTTGTTAAATCCAGTGATCTCTCCGTCAGTATTGACGATTGATTGATACTCAGCAAATCTACCACGCCCTGCATTATCTCTGATTCTAATTAAAGGAGCAGCAGAATAAAATTCACCAGGATTATCAATAACCAAACTGGTAACCTTACCACCAGTTACAATTGCACGAATAGAAGCATTACGACCAGATGTAATAGTGATATCAGGAGTTCTTGGGAAGATATCTTGTGTATCGACAATGATACTTTCTACAACCTGACCAGCAAGAACTGCTCTAGCTTTGTTAGGAACTTGGTCTACAAGAACAAATGGAGGAGTGCTGTATCCAGTTCCTCTTGTGTTAACCTTAATTTCTTCTAACTTACCAAATCTTACACTTTCTGGATCTTTATATCCGTAGAAAGGAACACCGTTTAATGCAATACCTACATCACGCTTTGGTGTTTTATATTGTTCTGTAGTTCTGGTTGCTTGCTTTCTAATAATACGAAGAATTTTCTGATCAAGCGTAGTTTCATTAACAGTAGATCCATCCAAAATTTTATGTGATGGATAACTAGAACTTGTGATATAATAGTATTGATCGTCTGCTAGAATAGCAGACACATTTGTAGAAACCTGATCTAGAGAACTAGACACTGCAGGTAGTGTTGGTACATTTACAGAAGCACCAGAATTCAACAACCAACGTGTTTGATTAGTTCCAGTTTCTACAATTTTAGGATCAGAAGTTTCAAAACCTGGATTGGAGACTAAAATCTCATCACCAACGTTAGAATATGGTTGAGCATCAGTTGCTTCTAAGTTGTATACAACACCAAGTGTTAGTAAACTTACACCACTACCACTAATAATTACAGGTTTGTATACAGGAGTTCCTGAATTATGCACAACTGCATTTTGTGCAACTCTATTTTTAATGATAAACTGATTTACAGTCTTATCATCAAAGATAATAGTCTCGTCTCCAATAAGAACAGAACCTACCTTGCCCCATCCCATTGTAGAAAATACATCAATTCTGTTCCCCGAAGATGCAGTCCCTGACAGGGTTTTTTCGAGCTTAGTTTTAGTCGAGATCTCAAATGAACCATTAACAGTCTCTGGTGCTAATACAATGTTGTAGATCTGTTCTCCATCTGATGTTCCATCAGCATATACGTTATCTACAGTAGCATCAGCATATTCATATTCTTCAGTTGCTACTTGTACTACCTTTGTTCCAATGAGTGTTTTTGGATCACCAGAAACAACTTTACATTTGAGTGCAAATACATTGACCCAATCTGCTTCAGAAGACTTATATGTAAAATCTCTAGGGTTATAGACTTCAGGTTTTACAACCTTGTCCATTTCCTCTTCTTCCTCTTCTGTGCTGAGGACCATATATCCAGCATCACCAGGAAGACCTGACATGTAGAGGTGATAAGCACAATAATAATAAATCTTATTAGATTCTCCTCTGTTCAGAATGAATTCTGGTTGGAACTGATTATCATAATTTGTTATGACACCATTTACAGGAGCATCGTTGTAATATAGTTCGCCACCATTCAACACACCATCTTGTGTGGTGCTAAACTTCATTGGGTGACCTAGTGAATGCACCGCCGTCTGTCTGTTAGACGGATGCGACTGATTCCAAATAATCTGGTAATTCTGCTGAACCTTAATGTTCTCTGGAGAGAAATAATACTTGCCTGGTTCAAAGTCACCAAACTCATGTGCTTCTTCACCAAAATCAATGTAGAAGATACCGTTAGGGAATAGTGTTACTGTAGATGCAGTAAATGAAGATCCAGTAGGACCAGTAACAGTATCACCAAGAGTAAATGATCCAGATACCTGTCTTAGATAGACTCTGGTAACTTGATTTGAGTTGTTTTGTACAACCTTTGCAATTTCACCACTAGCAGTACCATTATCTTCATAAATTCTGTCACCAACTGCAAATGTACCAGAAGGATTTGTTACATTAATTGCAACATTATCAAATTCGGATATAATAAACCATTCAAACTGCTGTAAGTTTTTACGAGCATTATCATCAAAGTCCTTATCAATAAGAGTATTGAATACAAACTCAATAGAACTCTTAGTTCCCTTTGCTTTATAGAACTTCTGAATGTTCTTGATCAGAGTTCTCTTATCTACGCTACCTCTAAGGTATTTCTCAGGGAAAGAACCTAGATACTGGTTTTCAAAATTCTTAACTAATGCATATAAGAAAAGGTTACTGACATTGTGTACCTTTTGTCCTGCATTATGTGCTGCAGCAGTTGTGCTAACAAAATTGCTAGTATTGTATAAGTCACCAAGTGTTGTATTACCACTAACACCTCTAGAACATTCTTGTAGAGCAGTATCAGTTCTAGATGCATAGAAGATGATCTCATCATCGATTCTAACATAACCATTCTTCTTAGGAAAAGAAGATGCGTCTTTTAATTGAATTGTAGTATCACTAGCAGAAATACTAATGTCTAGAATATCGTTCTGCTTTAGAAGATTCTTTTCATAGTAATCAATGTCTGCATACTTCTGGATATTATTAATAATGTCCAGCGTACCACCTTGTACCTCCTGTGCTTCATAGTATTTCTGAACGAACTTACTAAAGAGTTCGTATTCGTCAGAAATAAAAGCAGGAAGCTGTGTTTCAATAAGAGTCGAGATTCTCTTGGACTTTACAGCAGGCATTTATTTTACTCTTTATATGCAGTGAACGAGGAATTAGCAACGTCAACGTCAAGATAGACCTCACGGACTGCCTTGATATCATTAGAAAGTGGTTTTACTCTAACAGAGATACGATTATCAAAGAAACTACCCTTAATGATAGTTAGATTGTACATTTTTAATTCACCTTTGACATAATCTATATCACCAACTTCGCTGTCAAGGACAACCTTTTCGCCAGTTACGCTATCTAGTCTATATAGGACAATTTTGCCACCTCTGTCTTCGATATACACATCGAAATTAGGGAACTCAGTAATCCTAAAACCAGTAGATGATAGGATAGGATCATCACAATCCTTATCAAACTGATTTTGATAACAAATCTCGTAATAGAAAGTAGAATTTAACTGAGGATAGAAGTCTTTCCTCATTGTTACAGACGTTAAGTTAGATCCAATGCTAACATCAGCGTTGTCAATAACTGCAACTGCCTTACTGTATCTAAACTTACCATTGAATTTTTCAGTGTCAGAAGTAGAGATATATTGCTGGAATGCACCAATTGCTTTGTCTCTGATATTTGCTGGTGTCTGATCTGTTACAGTTCCGTCATAATAGATCTTACTATCAATCTCAACATACAAAATTGATGGGTCAATTAACTTTGGTTCTACAGAAGCAACCACATACTTCTTCAGTTCTTTAACAATCTCTTGTTTTGTCAAAGAAGTTAGATAACTCTGATCCTTAGGTTTCAATGAAATGAATACCTTACCATACTCAGGAGGAACTTGATCCTCGCCCCCAAAGATGATGATATCACTTGTGGCAGGGTAAATGTTACGAACGATCGCTTCGTAGTCATCAGCGGTCACAGCGCGGTCCTGAGCACCAAATGTCTTAGGTGCATTGTATTTGATCTTTGTTAGAGATTCGATCTCTTCACCACCCGATGCAGCAACAGTAGATTGTACTGTAATAGACTTGTTAGGTGTTACACCATTGATGTTTTCTAATACACCAGAGAAAACAAAGGTCTTGACTCCATTACTTGCTGGTCCTGATGTAGTAAGGTAATCAACACTGATTAGTGTTCCGTTGTCTAGTTTCTTTCCTAATACACCATCACCAAATAGTAACTCATAT